AGAAATTACTGTAAATAACTTTGATGCAGGTGTTCAGGTTGGTACAGGTTTAGAAAATAAAACCATACTACAAGGTAATTCTGCTGGCTTTTATAGTTTTGATAATTGGATTCGTACTCGTATAAATACACAACCAATTAGTGAAAGTGCAAGAAGTAGTGGTTTAACTACTAAGGCTGATGCGTTAGCAGAGTTTAGACGTACTGTTCAACAGTATGTTGGTGATTTTGATTTAGTAAATAACTATGATGCCTTGGCTGAAGCATATTGGCAAAAACTTCATAAAGAAGAACTAGCAAGAGTAAGTCAAAGTACAAGCGTTACTGACCCTATTACTGGTAATAGAACTAGTAGAAGTACATCTTATAATCAATTATCTGAACAAGATAGATTAGAGATGCGTATTAATTTTATAACCAAAGGTGCTATGGACAAAAAGGGTAAAGTAATAAGCACTGGTATTAGAGAAGCAGAGCCATTAGAACTACAAGATGCTGGCGGTACTATTGGTGATAACTATACTAAGTTAAAAAGTTATGCCTATGATTATGGTGTTAAGTTATCAGATGCTCAAATAAAAGAAAAAGCAGCCGAGGCTTTATTGCCAGGTGGTTCTATAGATGAGCAAAAGAGAAGTATTCAAATGGCTTCTAGGGCTTTATATAAAGGTTTAGATTCTTATATTCAGGGTGGTTTAAAAGTATCTGATATTGCAGACCAATATAGAAAACTTAAAACTAGCGAACTAGAACTAGCAGAAGGTGCTGTAGATATATTTGATGCAGATGTTCAATCTGCTTTGACTGCTGATAAATTAATAGACCCAATTACTTATACTGGTATGTTAAGACAAAATCCAAATTGGAAGTTTACAAAGAAAGCCAATGAATCAGCGGCTGGTCTTGTAGATACAATTCTTAAAACTTGGGGGGCTGCTTAAATGGGTTATTTAGATAATCAAAACTGGGAAAGAAACTACAATGCAGCCAATCAATATGGAGCGCAAACTAAAACAGTAACTATTGATGGAAAAACTTATACTGGCGTAGACCCTTCAACTGGTAGACCACCTGCTGCAACTAGCATTGGTATGGTATCTCCATCTTCTGGATTAACTATTACTGGTACAGAACGCAATGCTGCTAAAGAAGCAGAGGCTAGAGCAATGGGTATGACTCCAGAATATATTGCTTCTCGTGGTGGCATTAATGCACAAGGTTATTTTAATGACACACCTTTGTCTGGGCAATTATCTGCTGCTGAACAAAAACAAGTTACTAAACCAGATGGCAGTGTTAATACTGCTGCTATGGCAGAAATTTTACAGAAAAAACAAATTGCTGAACTTGTTGCACAAGGCATTTCAGAAGCAGATGCTTATAAAAAAATAACAAGTCAATATGGTCAATATGGTATTTCTTATACACCTGCAGTTGGTGGATTTGATGCACAAGGTAATAAAGTTGAAGGTGGACAATATGATGCCACTGGTAAATTTGTAGGTACTTCTACTGCTAGCACAGGTACTGCAGCAGATAATGTATCTCAAGAAAAACGTGATGCATATGCTCTTGTTGAGCAAACAATGCGTAGTTATGGTTTTAGTGAAGCAGAATTAACTGAAATATTAAACTATATTAAAACTGGTTTAGTTAACCCAAGAATGGGTGCTAATCAATTAGTAATTGAATTACGCAATCTACCATCATATAAAGCAAGATTTGCTGGTAATGAAACCCGTAGAAAAGCAGGTTTAAATGTTTTATCTGAAGCAGAATATCTAGCACAAGAAAAAGATTATTCAGAAACTTTAAGAAGATATGGTCAGCAAAGACTGGCTAATCGTGCACAGTTTGCTACATTGATTGGTAATGACATATCTAATACTGAATTAGGTAGTCGTGTTGGTATAGCCGTTAATCGTTTATCTAATACTAATCCAGCAGTTTTGGGTCAATTAAGAACATATTATCCAACAATTACTAATTCAGATATTGTTGCTTATTTCTTATCTCCAACAGAAACATTACCAGAACTAGAAACTAAAGTAGCAACTGCAGAAATTGGTGCAACTGCTGCACAATATGGTTTACAATCTGACCTTTCTAGAATTTCTGAACTACAAAGATACGGCGTAGATTTAGCAAGAGCCCGTCAAGGTTATGAAAACATAGCAAACATATTGCCTAGAACTGAATTACTAAGCAATATATATAAGCAGGCTGGTATTAATTACAATCAAACAACAGCCGAGCAAGAAGAATTTAAGGGACTTGCATCTGCAAGACGTGCCCGTAATCAACTATCTCAACTTGAGACCGCTGCATTTAGCGGTGCTTCAGGGTTAGGTAGAACTTCGCTTACAAGAAATATAGGCGGAACAATATAAGAATCCCGATGTGGACCGACCAGCCCCACACGGTGTATGAGACTGGTAGCAAGAGCCAGCCTATCTACCCCTGGATAGAACTGAGGCTTGCGACTAACAACGAATAGAAAGGGTGGTTGCTATGAGCAACAACTACTGGGATGAAGACGAAGACGACCAAGATACACAAGAGCAGCAATTAACTGGCGATGATTTAGTTAAGAAACTAAGAAAAGCCAAACGTGCTGACGAAAAGCGTATCAAAGAACTATCCGAACAACTTGAAGGATTCCTCAAGGAGCGTAAGGAAAGAACCGTCACGGAAGTCCTAGCAAAAAAGGGAGTAAACGCTAAGGCTGCTCGTCTAATACTTAAAGATGTGAATGATGCTACTGAAGAATCTATTGATTCTTGGCTTCGTGATAACGGAGATTTAATTGGCTACAATCCACAATCAGAGGTTGAAGAAAAGCAGAAAGACCTTGCTGCATTACGTCAGCAAGATATTGTAACTCAAGGCGGAATTGCTCCAGACAAAGCCGTAGACATTGAACGACAGATTGATTCTGTGGATTCAATGGATGATTTATTAAATCTTCTACGCAATTCCTAACAGTTCATAGTCACTGGAGGTGACGCAAAATGGCTAATGCCTATACATCAACCGCAAGTACCTCTCTTGGAGGTTCCGTTGGTGGTGCTGGTCTAGTACAAAAGGCGTATGACCGCCTTCTGGAATTTGCGCTTCGCTCTGAACCATTAATTCGTTCAGTCGCAGATAAGCGTCCTGCTAAGCAGGCTTTCCCAGGAGCAACAGTCGTACTACAAAAGTATGTAGATTTAGACCAAGCAACTACCGCACTAACTGAGACAACTGACCCAGATGCAGTATCTCTTTCAACACCAACATCTGTAACAATTACTCTTAATGAGTATGGTAACGCAGTACTAGTAACCCGTGCTCTTGAGTTATTCTCATTGGCAGACGTAGACCCAGCAATTGCAAATATCATTGCATACAACCTTGCTGATTCTATTGACACTGTTGCAATGAATACTCTTGGCGCAGGTTCAAACGTTCTATACGGTGGAAGCCGTACTTCAACAGCAACTCTTACTGCTTCTGACACAATTGACTCAGCAGACATCCGCAAGGCTGTTGCTAAGTTACGTGCCAACAAGGCTAAGGCTCGCCGTGGTTCTTACTACTGGTGTGGTATCCACCCAGAAGTTTCACACGACCTTCGTGCCGAGTCAGGTAACTTGGGCTGGAACTTTGTTCACGCACAAACACCTGGCAACGTTGACAAGATTTGGGCAGGAGAAATTGGAGATTACGAAGGAGCATTTTTCGTAGAGTCTTCACGTCTTGCTAACTCTAAGTCAGGTGCTGACCAGACTGCTCTAACCACAACAGCAGTAACTGTTGCTGGTACTTCAGCAGGCTTTACAATCGGAGTTGCTTCATCTTCCGTCATTGCTTCTCGTGCAGAAGTTGGCGATAAGATTGCTGCTACAGGTATTGCTTCAACAGCAAAAATTGCCTCTATCAGCACATCTGGAAATACTACAACCATCACTGTAACTGTTGCCAATACTGGCGCTGTTGCTGTTGATGCAACTGTAACTGTAACTCCAGTAACCCGTGTATTTGACACAATCCTTTGCGGTTCACAAGCAATGGCAGAAGCCGTTGCAGAAGAACCACACATTGTTATCGGTAACGTAACTGATAAGTTGATGCGCTTCCGCCCAATGGGCTGGTACGGCGTACTCGGCTTTGCAATTTATCGTGACGAGGCTTTGTATCGCATTGAGACTGGTTCATCAATCGCTGCTAAATAGTTGATTGACGGTAAGACACTGTTTATACGGCAAATACGTTGCAGTGTCTTACAGTAAATTCACTAGGAGGAATTATGACCGAATGGTTATTTAAAACACCAACAGTAGAAGAAGGTCCTGCTGGTGGTCATAGGTTATTTTACTTTTATAAAATAGACCGTGGTATAACTATTGTCAGAAATGACAATGGTCAATATGCACAGATTAGATATCCACAAGATAGTGATTTATTAAACTATCCAGTTGTATATCGTGGTGGATATAACTACACAGTAGATGATGCTACTAAAGCATCATTAATTGCTGGCGATGTAGGTATAACAGAAAGCAACTTTACTGCTATATGAAACATTGGGAATATCATCCAGAACCAGTAGATGATTGTTTTGGATGTAAAGCACTTTCTTTACAGATGAATACAGGTGATGCAGATAGTCGTAGGACTATGCCTAATAAAGCATTTAACCAAGAATTGAATGCCTATCAAGCCGCTAGGGCTCAAGGTATTCAGCCAAATGGAACTTCTATGGCGAAGATTCAAGAGGCAATTAAGGCTAGCGAAGTACTAGGCAAGCCTTATGATGGTAATAAAATGCCACCAGCAAAAAATATCAACAAACAAACAGCGACAGTAATGAAAGAAATAGGAGCATAAAATGCCAATGGTAAACGGAAAGAAATTCCCATATACAGCCAAAGGAAAGAAAGCAGCAAAGGCTTATGCAATGGGCGAAAAGATGGAATCTAAGGCTGAAAAAAGAATGGAAATGAAAAAGGGTATGAAGAAGTCAGCCCCTAAAAAGTCTATGAAGAAAATGGGCAAAAAGAAGTGAAGCCTGGCAAAACTCGTATAGGCGAAAGCAAATCAACTATTGCCCGCTATATTGAAAATGCAGCCAAAGAATATGCTGAATGGAATGAAAGTGGCAGAACAGATTCTGAGGCTGGACAATTTTGGGGTGCCGTCTTACAAGGACGTCGTTATGATAAAAAGGGTCGTCAGAAATGAAGGCTAAAAAAGGTATGGGTTTTAAAGCAGCCCAAAAGTCTATTGCTAAAAAGCAAGGTATTAGTATGGAATCTGCTGGTGCAATTCTAGCCAGTGGTGCACGTAAAGCCTCTGCTGCTGCAAAGAAAAAAAATCCTAACCTGAAAAAGGTTAAAGGTAAAGCAAAGAAAAAATAATGTCATCAGGTCAACTTAAAAGACACGATGGTTTTAATAACACACAAATTAAAAACGGACTAGTTGTAAGACTCCGTAAAGATGGAACTGTAAAAGAAGTTCTAGGAAAGTATGGGGAATATGGCAAACAAGAAAGACCCAAGACTCGCTAGAGCGGGCGTGTCTGGATTTAATAAACCTAAACGCACTCCTAATCATCCTACTAAATCACACGTTGTTGTGGCTAAAGAAGGTAGTCAGGTTAAAACTATTCGTTTTGGCGAACAAGGTGCAAAGACTGCTGGTGCTCCAAAGGCTGGTGAGTCTGAACGTATGAAGATGAAACGTAAATCTTTTAAGGCTAGACACAGTAAAAATATTGCCAAAGGAAAAATGTCTGCTGCATACTGGGCAGATAAAGTAAAATGGTAGCCAAAAAGAAAACAAAGTCTAAAGTTAATGAGGCTGGTAATTATACTAAACCTGGTATGAGAGCAGCATTGTTTAAAAAGATTAAGGCTGGTTCTAAAGGTGGAGACCCAGGAGAATGGTCAGCCCGTAAGGCTCAACTACTTGCTGTTGAATATAAAAAGCGAGGCGGTGGCTACAAGTAATGGCACTGGCTAAATCACAAAAATCTTTAAAAGACTGGACTAAACAAAAGTGGACAACTTCAGATGGTAAACCATCTAAAGGTAAAAAAAGATATTTGCCTAAAAAAGCCTGGGCTAATTTAAGTGCAGCAGAAAAGGCTGCAACTAATAAGGCTAAGGCGGAAGGGAACAAAAAAGGTAAGCAGTTTGTTAAACAACCAAAATCCATAGCAAAGAAAACGGCAAGGTATAGATAATGGCAACAGGCACAGCAGGTAGTTCATTTACTAGCGAACTTAATC